TTTCCAAAGAGTGTCAAGGCCATCTATGGGCCTGACGGAAAGTATAAAATGGGTATTGAGGATTTACATCATGTTGAAAGACTATGGATTTTACTTCGAACTGCTATTAACCTGAGCCTGCCACCATCAACGTCATTGATACCAACCCGGTCGCCCCATGAAAGGGCGGCCTGGGAAGGTCTCTGGCTAATGGTGGAGTGGTTTGTGCTCACCGTCACCCATCAGGGACCGCACGCGGCGGCCTCTGCCTTTAAGGACTGGGCGACGCAGGCTCAAATGTTTGCAGTTGGCGACTCGAGACAAGTTAAGCCGGAGGGACATACCCCCCTGCTTAAGTCATTCCTAAGAGGGTCACTATTGAGTAGTTGGACCCGTCATGCTGCCTGGACATTCTCCTCCCTGGGTCGATCCCTCCCCCCGAGCAGGCTCGAAGGGGATAAGAAAGAACTCGAGGAATGGAGCGAGCGCCTCTGGTCATCAGAGGAGGCGCCAAGCCAGGAAACACTTGACAGCATATATCGCTTTACCAAAACGATGGTCGGCCGTCTCTACAAGAAAGACCTAAAACGCGTCGATCGGGAGCCCCTATATGGGGCCCTCAAACTAAACGTCTCAGCGTGTCTCGAGCGAAGTAAAGCAAAAGGCGGTACGTATGCGCACTACCGGGAAAGAGCTTTGGCCGAAGAAATTCGTGCCTCAGCTCTCACCCCTGAAGGATCTTACCCTTTCGTGGATAGGACCGACCCGAGCGCCGGCGAAGTGGAGTCTATGAGTGCAATGACCTCCAAAACGCTAGCGACCATGTCGTTAGACGACTTTCTACGTCCATCCCGAAAAACCAACGACTTGTTAAAGACGAAGGTCCCCAAAGCGGGAGATCCGGTAAAGGCAGTATCAGAAGAACTGCCGGTAGGGCTGCAAGCCGTAGCTCTCGAGCGGGTGGCCCAGGCCATCGCGGAAGACGACATCGAGGATTATCTCCGAAGAGATGAAATCCCAAAGATGCGCCCTCTTGTGATCCGGGAACGCGGTCAAAAGAAACGGCTCGCCACGATCTCTGAGGCCTGCTTGGTGGTTGCGGGCCAAAGAATCAATCGTGCATTGTTACGCCTTTTAGAAAAATCCGAGACTGCAAGCTATTCTCTTCGGGGAGAAACGGACACGCCAGCCTGTATCACCCAAGGGGTGCAGGCTTATTCATCACATAAAGACTTCGAGTTTTTGTCCACGGACCTGTCGGCCGCATCTGACTACCTCCACCATAAGGTGAACGAGGCGGTCTGGATGGGCATCTGGGACGTCATTGGACAGGAGTTCCCGTACTCCTATAAATGGGTCGGCCAAAAGTTGGTCGGGCCTATGATGCTAGACCCGGCCACGCCGGACCTTCCGGACAGTCTGAAGTCTCGTCTGGGATCGCCATCGACACGAGGGGCACTAATGGGACTACCTCTCGCATGGCCGATTTTGACCATTGTGAATGATTGGGCGGCGCGCCACGCCTCCTCCCTAGAGGGGGCTGCTTGCTTTGAGACCTGTGGAGATGACATGTCCGCGGCTTGGACACGTCCGATGAGTGAAGAATACTTCCGTAACCTGGAACGGGCGGGGTTGAGAGTGAACAAGAAGAAGACCTTTCGGTCGACCTCCGCCACAATCTTCGTCGAAAAGCTGTTCGTACTCAGCAAAAAGCTAAAAGTCGAGCGGCTCCCGGCGATCCCACAAGGCAGCGCGGCCTTGTTTGGCAAGCCAACGTCAATTCCCGATAACTCAGATATCCTCCATCACCGGATCATCTCTCGGATGCGGCGGCCGACCTTAAGTGCACTTGCACAGGCACGTCGGCATGCTACTCCGGGAGATGACACAATGCCATCTTGGGCCACTCTGGCGCAAACCTTATCCGAAGAAATCAAGGAATGTTCACCTGCGCAGGCTAAACTTCTTATGCCCGCAGCACGATCATTACATCCCGATGCATTTCGAATGTGGCATCAGAGTGGCCTCCCCTTACACTGGCCTCAATTTCTGGGGGGGTGGGGTCTTCCCGGTAAGCCGGATGCCCCACTCTCGTTCCGAAAAGCTGCAGCGGTCCTGATAACACAGAACCGTCCTGAACTGCTGCAATCCTTCTCGAGAGTCTTCTCTGGAGCAAGCCTTCGCGGTGCTGCCTCTAACATCGTCAAATCCGTTTCCACGGAGATAGATGCGTCGAGGTTGGCCCACGCTGGCGAGCTCAGTCGAACCCGGAAGGAGATTGAACGAGACGCAACCGCAAGGATCACGTCTTATTTCGCACTCCTGGAGGATAAGACTAGAAAAGGGCCCCCCCTGAAATTTTCGTCAATAGTCTCTCGAATCAAAAACAAGGTGAAAAAGTTGTGTGGCCAATGGGGTTCAGTCCAGCCGATGGATCCCTCCAAGGCTGTCCGCGAAGCGGAAACACTACTTCTTTTATCGCAAGAGGAAAAACTGCCTATAGATGTGACAAAGGCACTCGAACGTCACCATGTCTTCGATGAAATCCTCAAAAAGGACCGTCAGAAGTTGCCGCCGGAACAACGGGCGCGTCTCTTTGTGCGTAGCACTAGAGAACGACACTCGCCGGCGATGGCTACCTCCCTCGGATCCTCAACCACCGCCCTCGCCAGAGCGAGCCTGCTAGACGCCAAAGACGTTGTCGCGGGCACAGCTCCGGATCGGGCGGGTGATCACCCTGGTGGACCAACTTACTCGTTTAGAGACAACGCACGCGAATGGGATTCAGCGAAGCGTTGCCGGACGCTCCTCGAGACAGCTAACAGCGTGAAAACGCTCGAAGCTTGCCTCGATGAGGTGCAGCGTGAAGATGCCGCACTGCCGAGTCGTGACGAAGCCGGAAGGCTTGCCACGCTCAGCATGTCCGAAGAACTTGCCTCCCGTAGGCGGGGCCGGTCCGGAGCTGAGAAGCCCCGGCCCGACGATTCGCCACGGAAAGACGAGTTCTCTCACCTTCCTTTAAGGTCAGATAGGAAGGCCGCCCGGCTTCTCAAAGCCGAGACAGAACGCAAAGCGTTTGTCTCGGACGACGAGATGTCGAGCGGGAACGAGAAAAGTTAGGTCCAGACCAGCATAATGGGCACA